TATTTTAGCTTACCCGCTCCTCCTCTTATTTAATCATGAATAATAATGCTGACATATCCTGTGCTGTAAGAATATCATACTTAGGATCTGTTTCTGTAAGCTCAATAACATTCATCGTTACTGTTCTAATGTCAAAATCTTCATCAAGCTCATAAAGTTCTTCTACCTTAGAAATTGCCTCATTCTTTATAGCATCTGTTTCAAATGTATATTCCTTAGTGCCTTTTTTCTCATCTTCAAGCATAATTGGTACACCGTCATCATCTTTCAGACAAACCTCTTTGAATATTTTTTCGCGATGTTCCTCAACTTCTTTATACTTTTCAAAAAGCATTTTCTCATTGGTAGCTATAGAATAGCTTAATGCCACCGGAAGCTTCTTATCATAGACCTTCCGTAGTCCAATTATCTCCTCTTTTATTTCACCTAACTTAAGTTTCATATTGCCTCCTTAAATATATCTTGGATAATAGCTTAATTTTGCACTACATGTGCTCCCCAGCTTAATCGTAATGTCTCCAGGACTTGCCCTTGGAAAGCTCCATAAATCAACCTTATCAAATATATCTTCGCCGTTTTCAGTTACTTGGCATGATTCTCCATCAATCAGAATACTTGTATTTCTTCCAACATTGGAAATTGTAATAATATCTTCAGTTAAACCTTCTACTGTAAGACTTCCTAACGCAATATCTGATGTTAAAGAAAGCACAGCAGGAGTTTCTGCTGTGCCTTTAATAGTTGTTGTGTATTTTGTTCCTGTAAAGCTCTCATTAACTGGCTTTCCAAGTTTTGCATGACCTGTTAATGTCAATTCATAATGATATAACCATCTTTTCTTTAATTCTCTCTGCTCCTTGGCCATATCAAACTTATATAAGAATTCCATGTCATCCAGCTGAACAATTCCTGATTCAAAGTCTGCCATCAGAGAACTCATTAACTTTTCACAATCTTCTTTACTTTCAGATTTAACAAGCATTTCAATGTATATCTCAAATTCTGTATACTTTGTCTTCTTATATTTAGCTGGGTCTATTGCACCATCAAGCCAATTATTATATACATTCACCGTCCGAGGGTTTATCGTCTGGCTAAGCCATACAACATTAAGACCATATTTAGTCCTTAAATCTGTACCATTAACTATCATCGTGCTCCTTTCAGTCTAAGTGCCGCCTGATTCATGAAATAATCAATATCAGACTTATCATTAAACTTATAATTTCCATTAAATACATTTGTGGTGTTACTTGTTGTGCTAGATGTACCTGCTATAGCTGGTGTAAATTTCATTTCCCCCGCCATACTCTGTACAGCATTAGTTATTTTGCCCTTCTGTTGCTCTATCTGTTCTGCCATTCTTCCTATAAAATCAGGCATCCAAGTCTCATAATCGCGCAAAGGACCTTCATCTGGTCTTGAAAAGTGAAGAAAGCTCTTAATTTTATTGCCTATACCTATAACAGCATTTTCAACATTACTTACTTTTGATTTTATTCCTGCTACAAATCCATCAATCATATCTTTGCCCCACTCTGTCATTTTGTGTGGTAAATCACGAATATAATCTATTGCAACTTCAATTCCATCTGTAATATGTGTTCCTATGCTTACAGCTCTTTCTTTTATGTCAGACGCAAATCCTGTAAATGCATCCACTACTTTTTCTACAAAACCATTTACAAAATTTCTGAATCCTTCACAGTTATCATATAATAGTTTAAAAGCTCCGGCGAACGGATTCACTAAAAGGAGCAAAAGACCTTGCCAGTTATCTTTAAACCAAGATATTACAGCGTCAAAAGCATTTGGAATAGTTTCAGTAAAAAATGTGCTTATCTTATCCCACACTTCTTTTGCAAAATCTACTATTGTTCCTACGACAGCATTAACACCATCTCTAAACCACTCGCATTTATTATACAAAAGTACAATTGCAACTATCAGAGCTGTAATTCCTGTAATTATTAATATTATAGGATTCGCAGCTAATACAGCATTTAAAGAGCTCACTATAGGTATCAGTACCTGAACAACTTTTATTATTGCCGAGACTCCACTAGCCATTTTACCAATAAATATAAAAAGCGGTCCTATTGCTGCCACTAATGTGACAATTATCAATATGATGTTTTTTTGTTCATCTGATAAGCTTCTGAACCATTGTGCAAAATTTTTAATTGCTTCAACCGTACTATTTATTTTAGGTGTTAATGTTTCCAATAAAGTTGAACCTAAATCTGCTCCGGCAAGTTTGAGATTATTAGTGGCAATTGTTGCCTCGTCCCATGGGTCTTGTGTTTCTTCAAATGTTTCTGATACTACAGAACCATAGCTTTGCAATGATGCTGCCAAATCGTTTATATCTAACCTTCCATCTCTTATAGCTTTCGACATTTCAGCAGCACCTTTACTTCCAAATGTTGATGACGCAATATTTAATGCTTCTGTATCACTTTTTGCATTTTTTATTGATGATATAACTTCTGACAATGCTGTATTTAATGGTTTCCCGCTGTCAGTAAGATTAGTAACAGCCTTCTTTAGTGATGTTATACCAATTGTTGTATCCACACCACTTGCTTCCATCTGAGCAAGTAACATGGTAGACTGCGTAAGGCTAAAGCCTAGCTCCTGCAATGATGCACCATTTGTTTGCAGACTGTTTAGCAATGTATCCATTGATATTCCCGTATCTTGACCAACTTTAGTAAATAGGCCCAAAACATTAGATGTTCTTGATGTGTCAATACCAAACTTGGTCATTATTGCATCAGTTGTATCTATAGAAGTATTCAGATCTGTTCCATTAATTTGTGCAAATTTTAAAAATTCCTCTGATAAATCCTGAAGTTGTTTTCCAGTTGCCTGAAATCTTGTATTAACTTCACCAACTGCTATTCCCACATCCTCCATTGATACAGCCATTGAGCTATATATATCATCAGCGACATCATTCAGTTCTTGCAGTGCCTTTCCTGTTGCGCCTGTTTTTGTAATAATCGTATCATATCCATCATCCAGCGACATTGCCGCACCTATTCCTGCAGCTCCTACTCCTGCAACAGTAGCTGTTAATTTCGACATATTTTTGCCAACACCGCTTGTCTTTTGGCTTATACCATCAAATGCCTGTCCCGCTTTTACTAAACTGACATTGCTCTGTGCCGCTTGTTTCTCCAAGTCTTTCAAACTCGTTTCACAACTCACTATTTCCCTTTTTAAGGCATCATAAGCTTCTTTCGATGTAGTAACCTTGCCACTATCTATTTTATCCTGTGTTTCTTTTAATGTCTTAAGTTTATCCTTAGTCTCTGTAACAGCCTCTTTAAGAAGTTTATGCTTCTGTGTAAGAAGTTCTGTATTACTTGGATCTAATTTTAATAATCTCTCAACATCTTTTAACTGAGATTGGGTGCTTTTTATCTGCGAATTAACCGAACCAAGTGCTTTATTAAGACCTGATGTATCGCCGCCAATCTCTATTGTTATTCCTCTTATTTTTGTTCCAGCCATACTTGTCTCCTATAAAGCGTCTATATCCTCCTGCGTTGCTTTTCTTGCATACTCACAATCATCGTTGTTATATTCAATAAACATATCATTCACCAATCCTATGCTTAACAGCTCTAAATCTGATATTGATATCCCTAACTGAACAACCCTAAGCAAATACAAAGGAGTATTAAGTTCTCTGTCAATCTCGCCTACACTTTTTTTGGTTCTGATTCCTGATGTGTTTCAATTTTCCACATGTCTAATATCTGAGGTAAAATCTCATAAATATCAAACATTTCAAATTGATCCAGCCACTCCTCTATATTATCTGGCTGTGACGGGTCTCCATGTTTAGCCATAACATATGCAATATTCTCAAACATTTCCAAAGATGAAAGAGGCAGAGTGCTTGACTTAACATAAGCCCTGCCCTCTGCTTCCGCCTTTTTCTTTTCTTTCTCTTCCAGTCTGTTTGATTTATCCAATTCATCTGCCAGCTTTGACATGTCTTTAAACAAATCCCTTGAAAACATCAGCCGATATATTCTTGGTACTGCTGCTGAGCTTCTAAAGTGGCATACTATACCACCAATTTCTATATTTCTTTTTGTTGCCATAATTATTCTCCTTATGCAGCTTCAACCGGTGAAACAACATTTTCAAACCATGTTTCCAGTGAAGTAGTGGTTTCCTCTGTTGACTTGGCTCTTACCAGTCGTTTCTTCTTTCCACCAACAGTAAAATCATCACCGGCAACAGATATTGTGAGCTTATCCGTCTGCGGTGTTTTCTTATCCTCATTGGTCTGTGCATCAACATTCGGTCTTGTTGCTGTACAGCCATAAAACCAGAACATTGTTTCTTTTGCATCTCCATCGATCTGACAGCCGAGCGCAAATTCTACTGTCGGTGCATCTGCATCTTCAAACATAACTTTATTGTTATCTGTGTACTCTTTAAATATCTGTGTTCTGAATTCATCCGTAACAAGAGCAATCTCAAGATCTCCTTCATATCCATTATTAGTCGAACTGACAGAATACTTGATACCATCCGCATAAAATGGTTCAAGTCCTCCCTGTGGACTAAGTGACATATTTACCGCTCCGGGTAACTCAAATGGTGTGTCATATGTCCCAGATGCCTTTTTTACTGCAATATGTACGTTTTTAAGATTGTACTTAACCTTATTCTTTCCCATGTCATACCTCCATACTAAATATTTGCTCATAGCACTTTTCTGATTCAATGTATACCTCCGTCTGCTGCCATGGTATCTCATTATCATTAAGCGCCTTTTTTACTTTGTTTTCCGTTTCTATATCTTTACTCTTCGTATACAACTCAATATTAACTGCATGAATTTCATGCCATACCTTGCCATCTGCAAAAAAATTATCTGTATCTGCATCAACTATACATATAAAGGGAAGCCCTGGCGACTTCCCTTCTTCAAATGCTCTGTATGTTATTGGAATACTTGTTGTACTTAATGTTTTTATTAACTCCCCAAGCGTCATTTTCCTAATCTCACCTTCACTTTGTTAAACAAGCTTTCACTTGCTTTTTCTTCTGCCGGAGCAATATGTGGATATGCTTTTACTCTTCCGCCGCCAACCTTCGCATGTCCATTCTCAAGAAGATGCGTTAAGCTTGCTCCTGTTCCCTTTGCATATACAACTGTCCGGATATCATCTTCACTTTCATATTGAACCCTAGATGTCCAGCTCTTCTTATATGCTCCCGTATCCTCTGGAGCAGCCTCCCTGATATCTTTAACACATTGCTTAGTTGTTGTTTTCACCTCATCTCGTAGAGCCTTATTTACTTCTCTTGAATAATTGCTTAATTCCTGTGCTACGGTTTCTGACAAACTATCTATTCCTATCTTCACATTATTCCCACCTTTTCTTCAAGATAAAGTTCAATCGTCTCATTATCAGACTTATATGTACGATATATGCTGTATGCTTTCTTGCAAAATCTGCATTCACTCTGACCGCTATAGTTCGCTGAGGCTGTCGTAAATGCTAACTGTGCTTTATGCCCGCTATTACCGGCATTATAGAACTCACTCCGTGTAACAGATATTTCTTCAACCCATACAGAATCAACCTTTTCTCCTGTTTTAATGTTTTGCTTCAGTTCATCATTTTCATATACAGGCGTTATAAGTTCAAGATATCCCTCCATCACTTAACTCCTTCCTGCTTAATTTTCGGTTATTAAGTGCCAGCCTTAGCATTCTCGGCATAGGTTTATCCTCTTTCCTGTTTCGGTACAGATATGATGCATACATTTCAACAAGCATACCGTCCTCAATATTATCAAGAACGGTTATGCCTTCCCTTGCGATGGCAGCTCTGGCCAGCTCAATGTAATTAGTCAAAAATACTTCTCTTTCTGGTGGAAGTTCAACTGATATGCCTATATCCTGTTTCATAATTTCCAATATACTTGCGTTGTCCAAAGCTTATCACCTCTCTTAATTAGCTGTATCTGTTGGAAATGTTACCGTTGTTGTCGGTGCAGCTGATGAAATTGTGAGTACACCAAATGCCTCAGCAATTGCAGGCTTTCCATCATATCTCGCAGTTCCCTTAAATACAGTCTGGTCCTGAATGAATCTTACATGCTCTGACTGGCTTATTGCTGTGCCTGCTCTCTGTGCAAGTAAATATGCCGGTAAATATCCAAATACAATGTTGTCATCCGGTATAAATGAGAGCTCAATGATATCTCCATTGATAAGCGGCATTGTATTATTCATACCAGCAACAATAAGAGCGTTAGTATTCTTATCAAGGGACTGAATCTTAATCTTATCATGTGTTTTCTTATTCATCAGCCATACCAGACCATCTTCAATGTAATCATTTTCAATTACACCTGAATTAGTGAGTATTTCTTTAAAAAGATTAAGTCCTGCAGCACCTGTTCCTGTAATTATATGTGATTCATGTAAATCAGCCCATGGTCTTGCTGTTGCGCTATATGTTTCAGGCTGTGCAGCCTGTGCTAATCTTGTAACTATACCTAATGGCATCTTTGTTCCTGTTCCATATACAATAGCTTTATCAAGTGCTTTTCCAATTGCCTTACCTAATGCATCAATGATAGTAGAAGCAAGGTCTACATCATTATCTTCAAGTATAGAATTAGGCACTGGAATAAATCCTCCCACCTTGTAGCCATCAACTTCGTCATCGTAAAACTTAAGATCAAGTTCATTAAGTGTTCCAACCATTTCTGTCCATATTGCTTCCGGTATTGTGCCAATGATTCTTGTCCTTGCTTTACCACTCACTGTAGCAAGATTTACCCTTCCGACAAGCTTAGATGTTTCCTCTACCTTAGTCCTGATAAGTGGAAGCATTACCTCTGGTACTGTTAATCCAACATTGGTTAATGCTCTCTTTTCCTTGATACATGATCTGATTTCGCCAAGGAAATTCTTAACTCCATCATCGGCGAAGAACCTATCTCTTTCCTGCATATCCATTCCATAGAATTTTCTTGTTGTCATTGTCTTTCTTTCTCCTCTCTCTTCTGGCTTTGCCGCTGGTTTTGGCTGTTCAGCCTCTGTATCTGCAAGATCTTTTTCTATAGCAGCTACATCATTTTCCAGCTTAGAAACCTCTTCATCATGTTCCTTCTTCTCTGTTTCAAACTTTTCAACTTCCTCTTCTACAGCCTGCTTTTCCTCATCAGTTTCAGCTTCACTTATAGCCTGTTCAAGCTCTGCTTCTCTAGTCTCAAAAGTGGCTGTCTTCGCTCTTGCTTCATCAAGAGCCTTCTTTACGTCTGTGAGCTTCTTACGAAGCATTAATGCCTTTAATGCCATTATTTTCCTCCTTTAATTCGTGCAGTCATCTGTGTTTTCCACAATTCTGACCTTCTCTTTTTGATATCCTCGTAATCCTTCTTACGAGCTGACACCGAAGTGTCCTCATATGCCGGGAATGTGCATACTGATACTTCATACAGCTTTACGCTCTTGATTGTCCAATGAACTGTTCCATCTTCCCGGTACTCGGTTTCCTGGTCAAGGATGTCAAACCCAAAAGAACACTGGTCAACATCTCCACGCTTCACTCTTTCATACAGGTTCATTGCATCAGAATCTTTCGGATTAATTCTGATTTTTCCCCATAATCCGCGCGAATCAATTTTCAATTCAAGTGTGCCTGCTTTATTCCTTGCAAGTACTAAGTGCGTGTCATGGTCAACCAATGCCCGGATATCATCACCAAGCGCATTGTCGAAAGCGTGAGAATCAATAGATTCTGTTGCTCCCTGCCATAATTCGTAGTTGCTATTAAAAACGGAGAAGTATCCTTCAATGTAAAGGTCTTCTCCGTCTTCCCTCGTATTAAATTTGCTTTCTGCAGACCGAATCTGCATTCCTATATCTTTAATTTCCATCCGTATCTCCTTCCTGTATAAGTTTTTTCTGGTCTCCTATCTTATCCAGCGGAATATAATTTTCTAATAAGACAAGTTCATCAAGTCCCTCCATAGGAGATGCCCCAAGCTTATCTCTTACCTCATTTCCCGTAAACAGACCTCTTACATAGAGATTGCTGTATACATCACTGATTGTTTTAATATCATACGCATAAAGGCTCTGTACATTGAATTTCCAATACCAGTTAGGACTTATCAGCAATTTTCTAGTTAATTCCTGTTCAATTTCTTCTGCAATTGCCTTTATTTTCCGCGATATAAAATTGTTATATTCGTCTTTATTGTAATTTCCTACACCTAAAAGAAATGCTGGTATTCCAACAATAGATGCAACCGTCTTTTTATCAAGAACAACAGAATCGTTTAATGCTAAATCTCCTAGAGTCAATGGTCTTATCTCTTTTATATCAATCATTTCTCCAGGCAGCATCCAAGGCCTTCCCTGTTCTACCCCCGCTGTGTAATCCTCTAATAACTTTTCTCTGCCTTCTGGCGACTGGAACTCCTCTACAGAGGCATCTACTTTAACAATCAGGCTTGGTTGAAACTTATTTGACATAAATGCATTCTTTGTGTCTGATGCCTGTTTAAGATTCTGGGCTACATCTTTAAGCTCAACCGTTATCCCACGGCCTTTCCATGGATAATTTTCATCCGGGTTATATACGAAATGCAGTACATTATCAGGATCATAATATCGTCCATTTATCCCTATCTGATATCCATATCCATCCTGCAGAAATGATGTCTGACTTGGTGGGATTAATATCATATCTCCTAATATGCCATCGTCCGTTGTAGGATATACAACTGCATTCCCTTTTCCGCCAAGCAACATATTCATTACAATCCACTTTACCCATGTATGTCTCGTCATGAATCTGTTAGGGTTAATGTCAAGCTTCCTGCTTAATTCATTCTTAATCCTTATGTCGCCATTGTCTGTATTACACATCAGATAAATTGTCATTGACGCAATCAGTTCTGCTATTACTCCACATGCTGTCACTACTTCCGGATTTTTGTTTAATGGAGTATATCCATCACCACATAGCGTCGTATATGCATCTCCAGAAAGAAGGAATCCAACTGAAGCATCTCTTTTTACATTTTGTTTCTTTCTTCTTTTACTCACTTTTTACTTCCTCCAAACCAGCCTGACGCAATGCTGGATTTTTCCAGATTTTCCAAATACCTTATGCACGCAAAAACAGAGCAGTCAAATATATCTATTCGCTGCTCCGGCTGAACCTTATCATATTGAATCATGTCATCTGTTTTTTCTATTGCGCTCACATTTTCAACACAATATTCATAAGCTTCTGAGTGAAGATAGTACAATTTACCATCTTTAACAGCTTTTTCTATGTGTCTGAAACCTTCTGATTTCTTGTAAAAATACTGTGGCTGGTCAACAATCTTAAAGCCGGCTCTTTTCATTCCAATAAAATATTCCCTACAGAATTTTCTATCATGGCCTACTTCAATAATCTTGAATCCTTTCTTTCTCATGCTTATAAACCAATTAACTATATCTGCATGATTGACCGTTGCACTGTTGCACATATCCAGCCAACCATTATCTTTCCAACCAAACAGAGGAATATTATCTTCATCTGCTTTTTTATATGCTGCTGTAACAGGAAACCATGCATGAGGTATTATTATGTCTATCCCGTTATAATTACCATATAACGATGCAGCCGTAAGATCGTGCATCTTTGACAGGTCTGCGCCACCATACCATTTTATTGGTAGCTTCGCCAATTGTTCAAGTGTCCAACTATACTTAGAATCGGACCTCCTGAATTCTTCAATGTCAAAATATGCTTTAATAGCAGATGTATATACATTTAACGACTTTGCAAAGAAATCCTTTCTCTGCTGTGGATCATTCTGAGCCTGTAACGAATCATTCATTAGCTCTTCTGGACGAATGGATACCCCATAAGCAGGGTTGGCCATTTCATGTACCTTTGGATTCGTATAATCAATATCACCATTCTCATCAGGGTTAGCACAGCACATAAATATAAAATACTGTTCATCTTTAACTGTTCTATCTAAAACTTTCCTGCAATATTTCAATCTGTTTCCCAAAAATGAATTCTCATTATCTCCTGCTGTTGATATACCTATAATCAGTTTATTGGTGTATGCCTTCATAGCTTCTTTAAAAAGATTGTATTGCTTAGGCTTTTTTAAAGCATGTATTTCATCAACGATTGCAATATTGCAATTAAGAGAATCCTGTGCATCTGGATTTGCTGCTAATGCCCTTATATAAAAGCTCCCATCCGGGAGGGTGGCTTCCATACTGTGCTCATTGTTGTTATCAATAACATTTACGCTTCCCCCTTTCCTTCCTCTTACTTTCTTTTCCCCCATTGCTGTGACATTGTAATCAAGGAAATTAAAGCTTTCAAGTGACTGCATTAATGCCGCTGAAGCAATATAAACCTTTGACCCTGAACGTCTGTACCATAATGACAATGCCCATGCTAATGCAGCCGCAAAAGAAGTCTTTATGTTCTTTCGCGGTATAAATATAAGAGCCTCATGAAATCTTACAATGCCTGTACCCTTGTGATAAAAACCAACAAGGTTATATATTATAAATTTATGAAATGGCTCTAATAAAAAAGGAGTGCCTCTCAATGGTGTTCCATCGATACGCTCTCCCTGCTGATGCTTTATTGTTTTTTCAATTATCTGTATGCAGAACTCTGGCGCTTTGGGATTGACTTCATATTCTGGATTGTCCAGATCACGAAAGAATCTGTCTACTGCCTGCTTAAGTTCCAAACAAGCTACTTTCTTTCCATCTCGTATTGATTCTGCATATTCAATTACTGTACTCCAGTTCTTAGCTTTCAATTGAAGCAAGTGCTGCTGCAAGACCTGTCGGCTTCTCCTCTGGTCTTGCCCCTCCAATCTTCTTTAAGCTGGAAGGTGTCAATCCAAGTTCCTTCCAATACGACAACGCTGTCTTGTTAAGCTCATTCCATAGTACAATCTTAGGATTTGTTACCATGTTTGTCTTGCCTGCTTTATTGGTATACTCAACAATCATGTCTTCGTCATTTTTCTTATAATTTCCGTAAACTTTATCGCGCTGTTCCAGGGTATCTGCCAAGGTATTTATGACAGAGTTATAAGCAGCGTCATAAGTGCCTAATTTCTTGAGATTGTCCTTGATTTTTCTTCTCCATTTTTCAGACTCCATTTTGGCATTCCCCCTCCCTGATAATTTTTTGCAGAGTTGGAAAGAGTTCCCCTCCCCGGTCCCAGACGGCTTAAAAATTTTTCATTTAAACAGGGGGGGCTATGCTTTATGTCCGCCCTTTTCAGGGTGCATCTTATTGTGACATGCATTGCACAAGCTCTCAAGGTTAGAATCTATGTAAGCAAGCTCTGGATATTCATCAACATGCTTAATATGATGAACCGTGACCGCTTCTCTCTGTCGCCCATACTTTCTGCATTCAACACACATATACTTGTCCCGCCTTAATATTCTGGCTCTCTTCTGTTTCCATCTCTTACTGTTGTAATCAAATTCCATTGCAATTAAAAAGGGAATCCGTTTAAGATTCCCTTGCTCTTTCTGTAGTTTATACTATAACACATTTAAAACTGCAATTTACTGCAATCTTTTATAAATACATAATATCACATTTAAAACTGCAATTCACTGCAATCTTTTATCTGCTGCCAGTATATTGTTAATATACGTTGTACCGGTGCAACTTAGCGCTTTTTACTTATGTATTCATTCATAAGCCTTGTTATAACTTCCGCCTGACTCTCTCCGTTCTCTTTGCATTTATCAGCAAACGCTTCAACTATATCTTTCTTAAGCTTATATGACTTAGATACATACCCTGCTTTCTTCTGATACTTGGCAGATGCTATTGTCTGCTTATTAGGCTCTCCTACTGGCATCTATTGCTCCTCACTTTCTTTACTGTGTATATAATCATCTTTGCTATTCCTATCGCTATAAAAAATATTCCTAACTTACCTAACATACATTTGCTCCTTTCTTGAAACTATGTTATATTATTAAGTGGAACAGGGCTTTCGCCCCATTCCTTGTTTTCTAAGCTAACTTAGAAGCTTATCGAGAATAAGAAGAATTATTCCGATAACCAAGTCCGTTGCCGCACCGACCAGCCAAGTCTTTAATGCGTCTTCGGACTTTTCTTTTTTGTCTGACATATGTATCACCTCCTTACAAGTATATATTATCATATGGTGCACCATATGTCAAGCTTATTATTCTAAATTTCTAAGATATTTTTAGATTTCTAAGTGCTTCGCCATGTATATTATATATCTGTCGCATTGAATACGCTTCCCCTGCTTCTCTCATTTTTATTAATACTTCTGACCAATCATTGTTATCTGATGTGATATATCTATATATCAAAACCATCTGTTGCCTGCTATCTGGTAGTAGATATATAGCACTTATTATTTCATCACAAATTTTAATGTAACTTTCTTTAGCTTTCTCATATTCCTTTTCTTTATCTTCCAGTTTTACTATATAATCACTTAAATCGGAACTGTTATTTTTTCCTTTAGGCATTCCATCATTGCCCTTTGCTCCCATTATCTGTGCTGCTTTCAGTTCCTTTACTGCAAGTTCGGTTACTATCAGATTCCTTTTGGTTCTACGATATCTTTTTAACCATTTCTTTTTATCCTCATTTTCTTTAGTCACTCATGATTCACCTGCCTTTATATGTTCTGTATAGTGCCTTAATGATTCCAAGCAAGTAGTAGCTGCATAATGCATCAATTCAAACTCTCTATCAGACCAATTTATTTTCCAGTTTTTAATTCTTGTTTTTATATCCTCAGTCACCTTATCATATAAGTCTATAACAGCCATATTCTTGATAGTTTCTATATCTTCAATTTCCAAACGCACAATGATTGTGTTTGGTTCTCGCCATTTCTTTAATTCTTCTAACCAATCAGTAAGTTGTTTATAATGTTCCCATTTTGTCTGATAGAATTTTCTCTCTTCCAGCGTGCCTTCATCACACATAGCATGTTCAAACTCATAACTTTTCTGTCGGAACTCTAAAATACACTCATCGATTGTCACTTTTCCCTGCCCCCTTTACAATTGCAATCAAATACTCAGTAATACACTCAAAACACATTTTGTCAGCACACTCTCCATTGTTGTATTTGATTCTGCAGTAACTTTCACTGCCGGCCTTTGTTTTTTCAGCTTCCAGCAGTTCAATAATCTTATCAATGTCATAGGCTGTAGGCTGTTCGTCTATATCTCGACAGAAAGCCTCTGCTATTTGCCTTGCTAAATTCCTATATTCTTCAGTTTTAAGAAGTCCCTCATTGTCTTGAAAGCCTTTCATAACATACTCTTTAAAAATATCTGCATCAATCAGTCTCATGTTCCCTCCTGACAAACATCTCTCCATCGCACCAGAAGTAATCTTCCGCTGGCATGTAGTTCTCTATAACCGTCTTGTTATTACATGTATATGTTCCGTCTGCTGCCACACTCTTAGAACATTGCTCACAGCAGGTATACTCACATAGGTGTTTATGTCGTCTTCTGCTCATCCGGACACCTCTCTATCTTTACTATCTCATCAAGATCTGATTCGTTGTTAAGCTCATTTATGTATTCTACAAGGCTGTTGTCTCTGGCTATATTAAGACTGCTGCCATCTTTCTTTGTTACTGTCCACATATGTTTATTCCTCCTATATCATCCCTATTGTTCTTAGTAATTCTTTTATTAGTTCCTCTTTCGACATAAAGGCTCTCTTATATACCGTCTCTATTCTTTGTTTAGCATAATTCTCACCTTTCTTTTCAGCGATAATTTCATATGTTGCTTTTATTAATGTTGTTAAGTCCGCTTCTATCTCTCCAAAGCTTCTTCCCTCAATTTCTACAATTCCTTTGTTACACTTAATCATATTGTTTCCTCACTTTCTAATGACTCTTGATTGTTAAATTTATTGCTGATAACCTCAACTTCATGTGACCAGTAATTGTCAAAATTAACTGTATATTCTTCCTCAAAGTTATGCATTTGCCATTTTGCTTCTGTATCAGACCACTCAATAACAAATCGACCGTCCTTGCTAAGAATTTCAACAATATCATTTTCCCATATCAGCGTGTCATCCTTATCTGTCAATCCTGTACATTCGCAAATTGTAGATTCATCTACTTCGATTGCATATATGTTTGCACTCCACATTTCATCATCGAGATAATGAAATGTAAGCAGATTTTTCTCGTCTTCAATAAGCATCATACACTTATTCTCTATATACATTATCGTACCAGTAACCCATTGTTCGTCTTCTAGTAATTCTTGCCAGTTCTTCTTTTTTGCTTTAAATAAATATCTACTGTTCATCTATTCCACCTGCCTTTGCTATCTCTAACGCATTTGCCACATCTAGTTTTGATAATTTCTCAAAATAAAATTTAATCGGCCTTTTGTTAGGTATTACCAAACCAAATCTAACGGCATTTTTGTATGTAACACAATCTCGCATTAATGTATCAGGCATAGCTTCAAGCATTTGACGAAATCCTTCTAATGTTGATCTACTTTTATAATGATTACAGCTCCTACAAGCCGGAAGCATATTGTCAATAGTATCTGAACCTTGTTCGCTCCATCCGTTTAGTGGAATAACATGATCTACCTGCATGTTTTTATATTCCAAATCACAGCCGCAATAAGCACAATGACCGTTGCATTTCGCATACACTAATTCTCTTGTATGCTTAGGAATTGCCTTTCGCATCTATTTCACCTTCCCTTTATACTTTTTCTTGCTTCCATCTCTGTTATACAGTGTCTCCGGCTTATAGAACGGACAAGGCTTGTCCTCCTTGGCGCAATACAGTTCTTTAAGTCCTTTACAGTCTCTCTGCTCAAGATTAGCCATTATACAATCTCTATTGACCATCATTACTACCTCCCTCAAAAAGTTCCTTTAATATTGCATTAGCCAATTTATCCAACTTTTCATCTATTTTTCTATCAAGGTCTTTCGATACCTCTTCCTGCTCTTTGTCTGTTAAAAGTGCCAGCTCACAGGCTTTCTTAATTCTTTCTTCAGCAAATACCTTATCAATACCTGTATTAAGCATTGCTCTATATACAGTCTGTATTGCTGTTCCTAATTCTCCAACAAGTATTACCGGTGTTCCTTTTATTTCAATTCTATTTTTATCACATTTAATCATAATCATTCTCCATATTCTGTATTTATGCGGTCTATAAAGCCTTTAAGTGTTCCAATTCTTCCGCCAATGTAACCGCATTTATGCGTGCTGCTTCTATTCGCATATTATCCGGTGTTATATCAGATGTGCTGTAATCCTCGATAAACAGGGCAATCTTGCGATGTGCATCACATATTGCCTCCCAACAATCCATGTAATTTCCAAGTGCGTCTACTTCGTTCTCACATTCTGTATTTATCGCATTTGTTGGCATTTCTGGCTCTGTTTTTTCTTTCTCCGCAGAAACTTTTTCAAAATATGGCGGTTTTTCCTGCTGCTTATCCACAAATGTATCTGTTTCCTGCACATTTTCTGTGGAATCTGCCTTATTATTGCCGTTTTCCGGTAAATACTCCGGATGATTAAGCACGTTGTCCTGCCCTGGTATCTGCTCTTCTACCGGCTGGGGCTTAGGTTTCTCAATCTTGGCTTTCTGTACTTTCTTTTCTTTCCTCTGCACTGGCTTTTCCTGTTGCACCGGTGCAACTTCTGCTTTTTTCGGATATTCCTCTTTATAGATGCTTGTCCATGCCTTAGCCGGATCTTCTGTATCCACTGCCATGCTAAATATATTTATTACGGATTCCGCAAGCTCCTCTATGTTCCACTCTGTCTTTTCCATGTTTCTAACATTAGTTATTGTAATTCTGCCAGAGTCTGCCTTGATACTTAACATAAGACGGCCAACACCTAAAAGACGAACTGAATATATCATTTCTCCTGCAGGAGCAAATATATCTATCAGCTCTGCTGTCTCATATGTTGATGTATGTATCTTCATAAACAGTTCTGGATTGTCATGGAACAGCTGATGCAGTACCTGCTCAAGTTCATTAAGTTTTTTTATACATTCTTCTTTGCCCTCGATTAAAATCTCTATGTCAGATATCTTCTTTTCCTCATCGATCTCTTTCTTAATATCCTCTATTTCAGATTTAGAATAATCCGGCGATATTTCTTCTATGATTTCATCCGGCATATTAAGCATTAAAGCAAGCTTGGCATATCCAAATCCTTTATACTTATCCCCCAGGGCAGAATCATCTTCTTTACTTCCGAATCTCTCATTTATAGCAATGAATCTGGACACCTGTGTCTTATCCAATCCATATCTTGTTTTAGCGTAATCAATTACATTTGCATACGGTGTATCCTTAAGAATATCCGTATCTCTTGCTATCTTTAATAGATATCCTATTCTTATAAAGCTCTCGGCACTCTTACTAAATTCCGTATCCAATGCCTGCTGCCACTCATCAAATGTTCCTGTAGGTATTATCTCTATCATATTTGCTCCTTCTGTTAAATTGTCTGCATAAAATCCGCCTCCAGAACATCAGCAAGCAACTGTCCGGCCAACTTACCATGCCATACTTTTTTCTGTTCTTCTCTCAGCTTTTTATATTCTTCCTTACGCTTTTTATCTGCTTTTATTCCCTGCTTTATTTCTTCCGCATTCATAACCTGCTTAAAATGCTCCATAAATTCATATAAAAATGGTATTGCTGGCTCAAGGTCTGGGTTCTGATTATCTCCAGTTGTTCTTTTCTGCCTTATGTTTCCGGAAGCTTCTACTTCAAGTGTGTACCAAGGCATATCTTTCTGGTTAGTCTTCCTCAGAAAAAACGGATATGCTTCTCTCTGCTGGATCCTGTCGTAGTAAAAATCTGCATGGTCCATACAATGATTTAATGCTATCCCTTCTCGAACCATATCCTCTATACATACAGGTGCTACAACCGAATATTCGTTATTGCTGTATTCATACTTCTTTAAATCTGGCAGAATCTTATTGCACAATGGCCATTCCTTTTCTAACTTTTCCGTCTGATTCTTTATAGATGTTCCACGAGAAAATAATATTGCATTCATATGTGCCTGTTCGAGATTCTTCGGCATAGAAATCTGCGTGCTAGCAATATTCCATTTATTTTGTTCTGCAAGGCAATAATAATCCCTGTATGTAATAAATGTCTGTTTAAAGGTCTCTCCGCTTAATATCTGCTGCCGTCTTATGTAGTTGTATACTTTCATGTATTTTATTGGTTTAGGCAAAAAATTAAGCTCACTTACTTCTATTTCATTCTGCCCGAATTCAGATATCATGTCGTCTGGCCATATTGTATTTGCCAGCTTTTCATACTGCATCCACTTCAATGTTACAAGCGTTGGAGTCATATTTTTTAATCTTTTAAGGCGGGCATTATCAATTTTAAGCATCTTGGCTAATTCCGTTTCATCCTGGTTTAGTAAATTTTTATCATATCCTGTTTTGATAATTTCCTTTGCCAGTCCAAAAAGCTTTATTTTTGCCAACATTTCTATTGCCGGATTGCCTTTTTCTACATACAAATACTTTGCAGGGCTGTATGGCAGAATCGGCCACAAGTCAATTGCACTGTTTCTTAATACACTTTTCTTTAAAAGACTTAGATTTCTGGGATAAAGCTTAATCTTTCTATTGTAATATTCATACGGGAGCTTACTTTCCTGTTTACAGAATCTAAGGTATTTATTCTTATATGTTTCGTATTCATATGTTGTTATTCGTCCATCGCTATACATGAATGTTCTCTGATATTCTATAAATGACCAATCCGGTTTATCGTATGTTGCATTCCTGTATGCAGAATTAACTTGAAATGTTCTTACAACATATCCACCTTCAATCCTTTGTATACAGCTTGTTGATATTGCCCGTGTTCTTAAACCTTTTATCTTGCTTCTAAGCTTAAATATAATTTTCTTATGGCAGCAAGGGCATTTACCTTCTCCGTTTCGTTTCGGTTTTATAAGTGGGACTTCCTTTTCACAGTAGGAACAATACCCTGTAGGACTGTGTATACTCTCATAAAAAATAAAGTTTTCATTCATAGCCTCATGCTTGGACCATCTCTCAAATCCTTTCAGCACAGGCGGGGTTAACGCCAGTTCCTCATCCCACGGTTCCTGTTCCTTTTCTTCAGCTTTTTTAATACTATATAATTTACAACGATGCTGATATTCAATAAGCCCTTCAAGTCCGCTCATATTGGTTCCTAGAAATTGTTTTATCTCCTTTTTACCATCATTATTCTGCCATATTGTTCTTTTTCTTATTTTCAAGTCAGGCTCATAATCAAAGAATCTTATTGTATCAATTCTTTCAAGATTAAATACGAGTGCATTTGTCCATCTTATTTCTTTACCGTCTTCGGGATTTCTTTCTCTTGTGATGTATTCACATCCTTTAGGATTGCAATATATTTCATATACAGGATACTTAAACCCTTTTGCTACATCATCCGGAAAAAATACTGCAATCATAAGAATAGAACCCCGGCTCTGACACCTAAGCATCATGTCATATTTTGTGCTGTATGTGTATTTATGCCAGCTGTATTTATAAACAATCGGCTTATCCAGCTTATTATCCTGTGCAATCCTTCTCATTGTCGGTGTCGCATATATGCGTTTTAATGCTCTTAATTCTTTTCTTTGCATATTGCGCCACCCCTCAATCTATAGTACTTATCTGCTTTTATCTTTGTTCCGTCTACATATAAGGCCTGTATCGATTCTATTTCCAGACTATCTCTTTTCTCTTCAATCAGAAATATATAAGAGCCTTTAACTCCTCTGCCTCTCGGTTCTTTGCCTCTTACTATAATAAAATCTCCTTTTAAATTTACGGATCCTACATCACGATTAAGATATGTTCCTTTTTCCTCTCTGTCTGGGTGTTTCCGAATATATTCACATGCAAGCGCTGCAAGCTGTATTCTGGTTATTTCTTTAAGCAGTGTTATTTCTGTACACGATATTCTCGTGCCATTTCCATCCTGGTTAACTTCTCCTCCTGCTTCCACGATAAAAAATCTAGAGTTCAAACCGCTGTAATATCCTAATGCACACAGTGGATTTTCTGCACAATGAAAACCATTGCGGGCACATTTAGCTTCACTTTCCTTGTAAGTCTTACCTGGTTCGTACTGCATTACGCCTTTCCCCAGAGTTGCACATAAATCTGAATTAAATGCTTTTATTGCTTTCATGTGAACCTCCTATTTTAAGTAATAATCCTTACATATATTCCTTATTTCAGCTCTGTTGGGAATTCCAAGGTATACTGGACTTCTCATTTGCTCTTTACCGTTTTTTACCTTAGTAATTTTCACAATCTTACTGCTTACAAGCTCTTTCGTATCAAATGCTTTTGCGAGAATCAGGCTCATAAACACCTTCAGACTCTTATCCTTACGCCTGACTGCTGCCCTTACTGCTTCATCATTTACGCACATATCCGTTACAATGTCGTACCAGTCTTCAAGAACTCCCTTAAGTTCTAAATCTGCTCTCTCAATCTTTAATTTTCCAAGTGCAGCCATAAGCGGATTACACAGCTCCTCCATATCTCCTGCTATATAGTCTTCTGCATCATCCAGATCCAGTCCGTTCTCTTTTGCTATATCCCTTACAGCCTGCATGTCACCATGTTCTAGCTGTGCCGCAGCTGCCTTATTTATCTCTTCTGCAGAATCAAATTCTCCAAATATCTCAAACATCATATTTCCTCCTACAAATAATTTTTCATAAAAACCTGCATCCATTCACTGTGGCTGAATACCTGTTCAAATCTTGCCTGACCTGCTATTATAAGCTTCAGGTCCGTTTCCCTGCATTTATGTACTGCATCCTTGCCGGTTCTATGATGTTCCGGACAAAGCCACACCTTTAAGCCGTAATGCTCTGATATCTTCCTGTTTGCCGTTCCGTGCATGATATGGTGACACTCAAGCCCATTAGACGGAAGCCGTCTGAAAATGTTATTCTGCGTCATTATCTGCCGGCATATATAACATTCCTTTATGTCCTGCATTATGCTTTCCATATGTCTCCTTTCCCCGCCCCGCGCACAGGGCGGAACTGCTGCCAGATTTTGCTATGTGATATATTCTTAACCGCGTACACGGATAAGTATGTAGATACTTTTAGAGTAAAATGCTACTCCCATTCTGATTTTATGCGGCTTTGTGCCGTTATGAGTTATATGTTGTCTACCTCTGGATGCTGGCATACATATAACTGTCTCTCCAACTTCGCTATCTCTCCGCCAAGTATCGTAAGATTAGCAACCTTAATGCTTGTTTCATCCGCTGTTTTACAGGGTGGCATCATGTACGCCGCTTTTCTTAGCCACTTAAGGCGAGCCAGCTCCTTTTTTATCTTTATCTCGTCCATGTTGCCTCCATCTTCTTAAGCTCATATTCCATCCACTTTGTAAAATCATGCGGCTCATCCGACCAGCTTATAACATGTCCTCGGCTTACATTAAGGTACTGCTGCCACAAATCCGCATTCTTTACCGGCTTACCTGTCTTTTTCTTCCAGCTGTCCTTTTCCCACTGTTGTGGCCAAGCATTTCTACAACTGTTTAATACATGCTCACATTCTGTATTTATGCGGATTTCACAGTTTTCATGGAAACGCATAAGTGCATGTATTATTGCCTGCAGTGTTGCCTGGTTCTCTGTTACATTCTCAAGTGTGCCTTTTCCATTACGGACAAATTCCTTGCCATTAATAACTATCTTTAAGACATACATGTATGCGACATGCTTACGGACTGCTGGTCCTCTTGCACTTGTTTTTATATAAACATCTACTTTCTGCACTAACCACACTCCCTTCCTTTATGTCGTCGGAACTTGGCTTCATAGTATCTAAAGCCCATCTCAGATATTCCGGTTCTCTCAGAATCCTTAACCATGTAATATCCTTGTTTCTCGTACTTGCGTATTGTGCTTCTCCTTGTTTTATCTGCAAACGTATTTGCATTAACTACCTGTTTTACAATCACTGGCTCTTTTAAATTTCTTGAAGAATTCCATCGCTTACCAATTCTTCTGCCAAGAGTCTCCTCTGTCTTATTTGCATACTTAACAAAATACTGAGCAATTCTTGTGTAGTCATTGTCACTGTCCAGTGGCTTTACATGGACAAACCCTTTGTTCCAACATCTCTTTAATACACGCACATCACATACACTCATGATCATGTGAATATGATGCGCTCCCTTGCTTCCTATCTCTTTAACATAGATGTACTTTAGAGGACCAATGTTCTCAAATTCTCTCCTCAAAGCTTTTAGCAGATTGCGAATATCTACTGTCATATCATCAGGTGTGGGAGGTCGGCTCTCCCTGGCATAAGTCCATGTAACCAACATTCCTGTCTCATCTGTAAAATTGGTATTCATCTTTGCCGCCAGCTTTCTTTCTGCCACTCTCCGGTTTATGGTTTCCTGTTTCGCTGTTGTTACCTTCTCCCGGCTCTCCCTTCTTTCCCCTCGACAGTTATATCTAAGGGTGTGATATCGTCTTATTGTTATTACGCTACCTGCTATACATATTTCCTTTATGTATGGCATTAAAAATTGTCTCCTTGGTTCTTAACTTAATTAATACAATCAAGTTTTTATGGGGATTTCTCCCCATTATTTTTCTTGATATTCACATCAAATATTGACTTTATTCTTAAAATGATTTATTATGTATTCAAGTTGTTACGCAACTTGTCGATTTGGTTCGAGCCGCTTCTTCAAGCGGCTCTTTTTATTTACTCTGTCTTATCTTCTGTGACCTTATGTTCTCTACGGACATGAAGGCGTTCATCACTATCAAGGTACACACTGTAGGTAACCCCCCCATCTTTAATTGTGAGCTTATCAAACTCACTTCTCATAACAGGTCTTACTGCAGCTTTCAGTACCTCTCCTATCTGTTCACTGTTAGCAAGCTTCAGGCACTCGTCTTCTGCCTTACGCACTCGCCTTTCTACATTCCACCATGCTCTTGCACCTTCACATTTGCAAATCTTAGTCGCTTCCTCTGAAATGTATGTATCCCAATCATCTGGTTTGTCTTCATATGAAGCTACAATATCATCATTAATCTCAAGCATTGCCTGCTGCCCGCAATACATGCACTTTCCCAAATATGTACTTTTAGTCATTTACGCCTCCCTGAGTCTATAACTCCCCACTGGAACTCCATTTCTATTTTCTAACTTATGTAATCTGCACATCCACTTAGCTGCATCTTCAATGCGTCTATCGTCTACCGCCGCATTAATGCGCCTGTTGTATGCAATTATCAAACCTATGTCTCTCATCTTGCCTCCTTACTACGGACATACCCCATAGCACTTAGCCCTTGCTCATTGAGGCGCTGTCCGTATTCTTTCTTCTTATTCTCATCCAGGGTTGAGAAATCTATTATCTTCTCCCCATCTATAATCTTTATAACTATATTCACTCTCTCACCTCATGGCTCTTTATGTTTTATATGCTACTTACGGTCTTTAGGTTCATGACATAAAGCCAATACTGTTAAACAAGTAATTACTGTTATTGCTACTGATATGTAATTCATTCAATCCTCCTTCATTTTCACCCAATCTTCTACATCTTTCTGTGTCATTCTCATAGGAGCAAGCTTTGCACCCCAGTATTCCGACTCTACTGTTACAACCTCAATGTTTTCTTCCTGCATATACCGGAGTAAATCTTCCGGTCTGCCAAAATTGGCATATTCAGTTCTTGTAATCATTACCTGCTCCTTTCTTAAAGTGCTTATAAATATCCTTGTTAAACTCTTCTTTTGCTTTTATACTTATTTATTAGGAATCCGACATTCCCTAATAAATGCAAAAGGAGTTTTCTATGGAATTTTCAACATCTGATATCATTCAATTAATAAGCATACTTATATCTTCACTTATAAGTATCATTGCTGTTATCATCTCAGCGGTTTCCATTCACCAAAACACAAAATCTTTAGAAGAATCTGTCAAACCCTGTATCTCTATTTATGTTGAGCAAATAACTATATGTGAACAGCAATCATATTTTGTGGTAAAAAACTTTGGTGCAAGTGCTGGCATAATTACCGATTTCCAATTTCTTAATCCACCCGATAAAATATCACAATCACTGTCAGTAAATCTTAATAGACTTAAGGGCATAATTTTAGCTCCTGGACAATCAAAGTTAATTTCCCTTGATTGTCAGATATTCAAGCCTGATACAATTTACACATTCATCATTACTTATAAGAATGGCAAAAAAACTTATACTGACAGATATGAAATAAACATCAGAAATTACACTCAGATTCCTACTAGCCGACCTGAAAACAATTCTAAATATGTACTAAGCAATTCTTTAAGAGAAATAATTGAACGAATGATTTAACCAGGAATAGTGTTTCTTTTTACATCATCAATAATCTGCTTAAAAAAGCTTTCTAAATCTGCTATTGATAAGCTGTGTTGATTTGTTAAATGTAATATTTCACTAACCAGTTCGTTGTACTCATCAGTTTCCATTGACTTGCTTGCCAGTGTTACTGAGTTGTATATATTGGGATTAACCCATTTGACATAATTAACCTGTCCCTTCACTCTCTCACCTCCTTGAATAGATAATTACTTGTACAAATTCTTTTTTGCTCCTATACTTTAATTACTGGTGTTGCAGCACCTAGTTTCTAAGAAAGGAGTTTACTTATGCCAATTACATACACCATCATCAATGACTTTACTGAAATTGGAACTTGTGAAGGGCTTCCCATTACCGAACAGGGACGAGCTTTTGTTTTAGTACCATCTTCATATCTTGGCATAGTATCTGTTGGAGACACGCTCGTCTCACCAGATGGACAGTATTTAAAAATTTATATGGATGACTATGTTCTTGAAAACAATGAGTTAAAAGCTATAAAATTCTTCTATGAATAACTATTCTTCCCTGTATTAAGTTCTTGATATTGAAATACAGGGAAGTTTTTCTCCTGCTCTCCATCCATTCTCACGATTAAAGACTTTTGCCCTTTGATAGCCATCATCATGTGGAACTCTTACAATAAATGGCTTTGTAATTTTTGTTCCATCAATTTCAAGTTCTTCTTTATCGAAATTAATTTTCAGGCTATTCACTCTTCTCTCACCTCCTCGAATAGATAATCAAACTTCACATTAAAGGTCTTA